AAATCTTTCAACACTTTCACCAAACTTTAATTTAGGTTCGAATCGCATATTAGCAATACTTTTTGCTACTAAGATTTTGCTAAATACTTCTTGATAAGTATTATCAGCAACTTCTTGAAAATCATTTAAAGCCATTTTCTTTTATAGTTTATCCCTATAAGTTGAGTCGTTTGATTAATCCCTCGTTGTACTCTTTTTTGAGTTCTGGGTCTGCTAAAACTTTCTTCATATAAACTGGGTCTTTTAGTTTTGCCTTGTCTAAGGTTTCACCTTCGCTCTTACTATTAGGGGTAGAAGATTCTATCGTCTTTTTTCCTTGGATAAGGTGACCATAAGCCTCTTCAATAATTTTAGTAAAAGTTTTATTTTTGTTGGCTGGGTCAAGAGCAAGAGTTTTAATAACAGCTTTATTGGCAACGTCTTTAAATTCAGGCAAGTTTTCTAATACCTTGTCATAATTTGTATTAAAGATGTCATCAACTTTCTTAGCATTATCCTCCTCTTGTAGAGGCTTTAGCTTTTCTGCTATCTTAGAATCTATTTCTTTTTCAGCTTGAGCTTTAATTATAGAAGCAAACTCATTTAAAAAGTTTTCATCTACATTATGCTCATCGGCTATTTCCTTAATACCTTTAGAGATATCCTTTTTAGAAGCTCCATCTTCGATTTGTTTCTTTAAATCGCTGATTTCTTGTTTTGCTTCCTTGCTTTCATTCTTAATCTCTAAGAACTTTGACAATGGAACATTTTCTTGTTTATTAAGTTGTTCGCCGATTGTTTTCTCTGCCACTGCTTCAGCTGGTTTTTCGACTTCTTTAGTCGGTACAACTTCCACAGGTTTAGTTTCTTTAGAAACCTCTACAGGTTTGATAACTTTATCCATATAGTTAAAACACATTTAGCGTCTATGTCTGACGTGGTTTTTTTACCGATACCAAATCGTATAAACAGATTAACTCTGCTGTTTGCCTACTATTTCTAATAGGCAAGTAAGCAAAACTATTCTTTTACCTCGGTAAGCACTCCACCAAACTTCTTAGCGGTTGCTTTCGCAATGTCTTTATATTTCTCTCCGTGAACATCTTTTGAATAAACAACTTTTTCTCCTGTAGCTTTTACAGTTAATAAAAGGTTCACGCTTTTTTCTTTATTTGCCATATTATTCAGTTAATATTAATTCTAATTGTTCTTTAGCTAATTTCTTATTTTTAGTCGACCTTTTAATTGCCTTAAATATTCCAAATTTAGCTTCTATTTGTGATATTATTACTATCATCTCAATATGAGATAAAGTTTTATATCCTATTATTAATTCATCTACTGAATTTACTATATCGCTACTCAATCCTTTAGTAAGTAACTTCCCACCCTCGCTAATTCCTACTGCTTCTAGCTTGGCATACTTAGATATGTCATCTTCAATTATTTCTTTGTCTCCCATATTTTTATTCCAGTTTGCTCTTCTAACAGATCAATTTCTTCTTTGTATTCTTTCATTGACTTTCTTAATTCATCTAGTTTCTCTTGTGCCGGTAGAATAGCAAGCTTTGATTTAATTAATAAGTAACAAGCTTGGATTATTTCTTCTTTAATGTCTTTTAGTTCTTTGTGATTTCTTTCAATATTACCGACCATAGCTTCTTCAAGCTTAATTTTAGCACTTAGCTCTTTAATAGTCTTTTCTACTGCATCGCAATGATTTTTAACATCTTTTACTTTGAATTCAGTTGGTTTATGCTCTGTTTTTTCGATAGTGGCTTCTAAGCCTTTTCCTTGAATGATTTTAAATTTCATATTTATTGTTGCACTGGTGGAATTTTTCCCTCCACTGGCATATTATTTAATAAATCTTGCTTTTGTTTTTCTAAAGCTCTTGCTTCGTTTCTCATAACTATTTGCTCTAGTGATTGAAAATAAAGACTAAATCTTTGAAATACATCAAACTTAATATCTTCTTCGTGATCTGTCATATAGTCTAAAATTCTCTGCCTGTAAGCGTTGTTAGCGTTTCTATTAGGTTTAATCTTTTCATCATCTAGTATGTTCTCAATATCTCTCTCTGCCTCGCTCATAAGCTCCTGATTACCGAATGCCGAAGTGTCTTGCATTTCTTTAATCTCATCTTCTGTAAATCCCACTATCTTAGCCTGTATTTCGAATACTTTCTTTTGGTTTACTTCTGGGTTTATAGCTTGAGATATTAAGAAATTATTTTTGATTGTTTGTTCTTGTATGTCGTTAGCAACATCATTAGCAGAACTTTCAACTAATATTCCATACTTATCATCTTTCTTAAATAAATCTCTTTTACTAATCTTTGTAACTTCTACTCCGCTGGTTCCAACAATATCAACTGCTACTTTCTTATTAAGATGTTCTCTGACCCCTGCTTCGTATAGTTTAGCAAATCTATCATAGCCAAATGAATAAGACTTGTTTAATAATCCGAATTTATCTGCTGCCGCCGCTTGGTTCCCTTCATAGATAGCAACTCTTCCATCTGTGTCTTCAACTCCTTTACTTCCTGCTGTTACTCCTGATGCTTTTTCTTGTATACCTTCTAATATAGTAAATACATCAATAGGTGTTTTAATACTTGGTGTCTTAATTATCTGTATTGCCTTGTCTGCATCAAAATTGCCTTTAGTCGGTATATATCCATCTCTTCTATATTTAAGCTGTGAGAGGTCTTCTATCACTCCTATGTTGACTACCTTCATCGGCTTGTTGATTGCTTCTGCGTTGTCTAGCATTTGATTAATACTAACATCTTGAGCCATAAATATTTCTCTAGCATAATCGCAATATGAAGGAGTCCAAAACTCTGTTAAGTCTGGGAAAGCCGCCCAAGCCCAATAAGGGTAAAGATTAGATGCAAATATATCACTCATCTTCTCAACTTTAATCCAATGTCCTTTGTTGTCCATTAAAACATAATATCTAATACCTTCAAAAGTTTCATACCATCGCCAAAACTTAAATTGGTCTGTTTTGTTTTCTACTTCTTTTGATGTTATTCCTGTACCAACAGTTCTATTTATTTTGTTTTGTTCTTCTGTGGTCTTATCATCTTTATTTCCATTACCACTTATAAGTTCTTTAACCTGGACTTTGTCATATTCTTTATTTTTCATTCCTTCCTCTAGCTGTTTTTTATTAAGAACTACACTATAATCACCCATATAGTTGGCTCTTTCAATATCAATACCACCAGCACTAGGGTCTATTAAGAAATCATAAACATCAGCGTTTTCTAAATGAGCTTTGTAACCATTAATACTATCAGCGTAGTAATTGTAGACTACTCTTCCGTAGATTATTCCTTGTTTTTTACCTACTAAGTCTTTAATATTCCAATAATCATCATTAGCATCGGATTGTCTTAGTGAGTTTAATAGATTTACTCGCTTTAACTGGCTTTCTTTTCTTTTAGTGAACTTAAATATTAGAGGATTATCAATCTTACTCCATAAAGTATGAACAAACTCTTGCATTCTTCCTAAAGAAACATTAGCTCTGTTAGCAACAGTCGGCTGTTTTTTTTGGTAATACATCTCTTCATTCTTTTGCCAATTAGATATTTTACCTGCTTTATGTCTTCTAGCAAAAGCAATACTTGTTAGAGCCTGTTTTGCTATTTCGTCTTTTAATTCTCTTTTAATCATATATTTATATGCCAATCTCGTTATATAATGGTTTTGTTTCTTCTTGTTTATATATTTTTATTACTTTTAATGTTGCAAAGTCTTTCATCATCCAAGCTATTGCTAAAGCCATCAATAAATCGAAATGTCTAGTAGTAAGTCTAGGGTCTTTTATTGTTTCGATTAAATCATTTCTTGTATAGCTTTTTAGCTCTCTAATCAAATCTATGTCGTTTAGGTCTAATAGTCCATCTTCTATCGCTTTGTTTAATGCTGATAGCATTTTAGGCTTTGAGAGGGCTGTTGTCTTCCATCCGTATTCTGTCGGCTGTGTTTCTGATAGTCTAGTTTCTTTAGGTTGTGTTGTATATAAATTAGCGTTGTTCTGTTTTAAAACTAAGATTGCTTCTGCTCCGTAATTGTTTTCCACTCCTGCAATACTTCCAGGAAATATTTCTTGTTCTCTTAGTATCTCGTGTCCAAAAGCTTCTGGCTTGATTAGATTACTTTTAAATGTTCCGACTACTCTTGCTGGGACTGTATCAAAGTCTATAAATACTGATGTCGAACTATCTAATCCTACACCTCCTGCAATATCGTGTCCGCTTCCGTATCTATGGCTAGGGTCAAACTCGTGGAATATCTTAAAGTCTGCTGTTTCTTTTATCGGCTCAAGTTTTATTTGTTTGTTTAACTTATCTCTATTAAAGTAAACATTTCTTTGTGATGTCGGACAACACAATTTTTCACCTTCAAAATCATCATCGTCTTTCTTCATCTGTTCTATGTCTGCCATCGTGTATCGTTCCCAGCTTATTATTCCATCTTTTATTATTGGAACGATTGTTACTATATTTAGACTATCTTCTTTTTCTACTATCTTGTGTACATTTCCTGCTTCTGATAGGTAATTACAAGTATAAATACAAGCTCCGTTTTTACTAAGACTTGTTCTAGCTTCTTCCATATTATCCCAGATTGATATTGTCTGGACTGCACTTCTTAAAGTCTTTCTGTTTTCAAAGTCTTCGAACCATATAAAGTCTGGTCTAGCTTCTTCTTGTAAAGCTCCACGCTGTTCCACCCCCACTGTATCAGCTATTAGTTTAATTCCTGTGCTAGTAGTAAACGAACTCATTGTTTCTTCTCTCTTGGCTGTTGTCTTCTCAAATATTTCAGGGTATAGGTCTGATATTGTGATAAGCATATTGTAAACATCTGTAACTATTTGTTTACTGTTTACTCCATCGGTTGCTAATACTTTAAAATACTTTCTTTGGTGGTCTAGATCATTAGATATACAGAATGCTACAAAAAGCTTTGTCCTCGCCGTTTTAGCCGCTCCACGATATGCAATATCAGCGTAACTATTTATTTCTCCCCTGTAAGCTTTTAGATTGTTTTCATCTATATTATTATGGAAAGGAGCATCTTTGCTGGTAAAGTATTTACTTAGATAATATCTAGCCCATAAATTGAATTTCAGTATTACTGTTTCGTTGCTATCATTGCTGTCAAAACTAAATATGGCTTTCTTCTCCCCCTTGTTCCCTTCCTGTAGTATTTTTTGTATTGACATTTAAATATTCTTTTAAGGCATTTTTAGCTTTATCTTTATCTTCTGTCTTGATAATAATAGTTTCTGTTGGATTTTTTCCTTTCAATTTATAATAACTATCAACAGCTCTCATTTTAATTCCTTTATCATCGTGCTGGTTAAGTAAAAACAAATGTTGCTTTTCTACATTCTCATCATTAAATCCTTGTTGAACTAATAACTCATTGATTTTCTCTATAACATTAACATTACTTAGCATGCGAGAAGAACAAGCACAAGCTGTTTTATACCAGTTAGGTTTTGATGTATCTGGGCTATAGGCTTCTATATAACTCTGTACTCCATTACCAAATAATTCTCTATCATTACTTGTATATAATTGACAGAACTTTTCTCTCCTTGGACTTAGTTGTTCTACCTTGTCTACCATACTATTCAACTTTAGTTATTTGTATTATTAAATCATTAATCAAGGCTGTGTATATTATTAGGTTTATTATTATTAAGGTTATGTTTAGTTTCATTTAAGGTTAGCTAATAATGAATGTCTTAAACTCTTCCTTTTTAAAAAGTTATATATCTTCTTATCCATTACTATTATATCATTAACATTAAAGTATTTCTTTTTATTTATATTCTGTTTCATCTTAAAAATTGTTTCTTCTTAATTATTTGCTCATAGCTCTTATTTCTTAATACTCTACTTTCGTTATGTTCATTTAAGTATTCTATAAAGGTTTTAGGTTTAGGGGTGAAGTCTATCTTTATCTTTACCTTAGCTTTAAAGGCATTTACCTTGTGGACAAGTGGACAACTATATTCTACCTTAGTTTACATTCGCTTATATTAGCTATTTATTAGTGTATAGTAATGCTTGACCATTATATTTATGTATGCTATACTTATATTATAAGTAAATAACAAACAATTATATGAAAACAGAACAATTTAATCACAAAAACTTATTTAAGATTACTCACACTAACGGAGACGATAATTACCAAGCATTAGAACAAGTAAAAGGTTTTAATGAAATTTACAAACATTATTGTGATTTTGCTAAAGCTGTTGACACTGCCTATCTTGAAAATGCAACCAATTATGTAATGGGTAAATTAAAGCAAGAAGATGGACGAGATAATATTAAAACTGCCTGTTATTATGCTTCTAGTAAATTACAACAAGATAAGAATAATACTCATAAAGAAAAAATGCTTAAAGACGGTTGGCTTGAATTAACAGAAGATATTGTTAAAACTGCTTATAAAGACAAGAAAAAACTTGAAGTTATTGCTAAAACAGAAGGATATTTTACTACAACAATTAATAAAATCTACAAGCCATTTTACAGTGAAGATAATGGAGCAATGCTTATGAAGCCAAGAGCAACAAGAAATGGCTATCGCTTATATCAATTTAACAATGCTTTTTGCAAAATTATCTAATTACCTTTACTGGAGCTTAACTCTTAGGCTCCACTATAAGATAATTAATCTAATATATAATTATATGACTAGAAATACACTTCTTAAAACAAAACTTCCTGTTATCCCTTATTTAGTTTGGAACTCTAGAAATAGTAATTCATATCACGAAACAATATGCGGTGATTATGGTAAAAAAAGAGTTGTGTTATTGTGGACTACATTTAAGCCTGAACAAGGTAAAAAAGCTGATGGAAAAATTACTATATTCTATAATGATATATCTAAACCTGAAAGAGAATGGTATCACAAAATTGCAACTTGCGAAAATAAAGAACAATATATAAAAGAATTATTTCAATTAGCAAAATCTTTAATCTAATATATAATTATATGGAAAATGACAAATTTATAAAAGCTCTTAAAGAACACATAAACGAAGCTAAAAAATGGGATGGTAAAAATAGGTCTAAAGACTTCGCAGAAGGATATAAAAGAGCTTATGAGCAGATATATAAATTATATCTACAACACCAGTAATTTACTCTTAGAGTTTCTAAACATTTTAGAAATTCTATAGAATTAATTATTAACTATATAAGACTTATGAAATATCAACAATCATTTAGAACTAATAATCCTATCTATGGCTTTAAGGAATTAGGTTATGGCTGGGCTTTAATTCTAGTCTTGGCTACTATTTTTATTCTATTTCTTTAAATCTTTATTATATCAGGATTTTTTTCTATTATCTCATCACTTTGGATTATGTTAATAATATGCTTTAGTTCGGCAAAGCTCTTAATTTTTACTTTTAAGGGTTTTTTATTTTTGTTCTTTTTCATCTCTCTAAAAAGTATATTATTATTAAAAGTATTATTATTCCAACTATTAAGCCGCCAAAAGTTCCTATCATATAAAAA